GTCAACACCGTGAAGTCTCACTGCAGACGAAACGGGCTGACGGGAAACCGAAGCGGCACAGATACCATTGAAGTTCTCTTTTGCAAAAAGTGCGGAAAGAAGCTCATGCAGACCGAAGGAGCAAAGCAGAAAAGCTTTTGTTCCGATGAATGCAGGCTCTCCTGGTGGAAAGAACATCCGGAGAAGGTAAAGCGTAAAGCCTACTACGAGCTGATCTGTGCTTATTGCCATAAAGCCTTTTATTCATACGGAAACAAGAATAGAAAGTACTGCTCCCATGAATGTTATATCGCTGACCGCTTCGGAGGTGGTCTTTCATGACAAAGGAGCAATTTGAAAGAGAAGCAAGATATCAAGAAGCCTTCCTGCTGGTGGAAAACCTGTATGAAAAAGGGCTTCTGACAGCCGAAGAAAGCCGGAATTTAATGCACCATTTTGAAGACTTATATCAGCCCATAATCGGCCATTTATTACTTGCTATTTATCCTCTTTAGAGTGATGTATATGAGTGGAGGTGATAGTTCATGACGAAAATAATACAAAAAGTGAACGCCGTGAAAATGGAGCCGCCAAGGAAAAGAAAGGTGGCTGCCTATGCTCGGATATCTATCGAGAAAGGCAGAACGCCCCATTCGCTCTCTGCTCAAATCAGCTATTACAGCAAGTTCATTCAAGGAAATGCCGACTGGGAGTATGCTGGAGTCTATGCCGACAAAGCCGTCTCAGGGTTAACAACAGACAGACCGGAATTTCAAAGAATGCTAAGCGATGCACGGGATGGAAAAATCGACATCATCCTTACAAAGTCCATATCCCGCTTTGCAAGAAATACGGTCGACCTTTTGGAAACAGTAAGGGAGCTGAAGGATTTAGGCATTGAAGTGCGTTTTCAAAAAGAAAAGATTCATACCTTATCTGAAGACGGTGAGCTGATGCTTTCGCTTCTTGCTTCCTTTGCCCAAGAGGAAAGCAGATCCATTTCCGAAAACGTGAAATGGGGCATCCGCAAGAACTTTCAAAAAGGTATCGGGAATTCCTTTCATATTTACGGCTACCGCTGGACAGGCAAAGAGTTTGTCATTGTCGAAGAGGAAGCCAAAATTGTAAGGCTTATTTACGATAACTACCTCAAAGGCATTTCAGCGGAAAAGACAGAAAAGCAGCTCGAAGAGATGGGTGTAAAGTCCTATACGGGTGGCCATTTTGGAAACAACAGCATCCGCCAAATCTTAAAGCAGGAACGCTACACCGGAAATACGCTCTTTCAGAAAACCTACATCGAAGACGGCAAAACCAAGTACAACAACGGTGAACTTCCTCAATATTATGCGAGAAACACCCACCCCGCCATCATCAGCGAAGAGACTTTCAACAAGGTACAGGAAATAAGGCAGAGAAAACGGGAGCTGGGGGCTTTTGCCAATCCGCATATCAAGACATCCGCTTTAACTTCCAAAATCAAATGTACACATTGCAATCGCAGCTTTCAAAGAGCCGGCAAGAAAAACAAGACCGGGCATACAAGGTGCTGGATGTGTGCGACAAGAAAAGCGGGACAGGGAAATCCCTGTGGCACCGGTGATATAAACGAGGAACAGCTCAAGAAAATCATAAGTGAGGTTCTCGACATCGATGAATTTGATGACGAAGTCTTTCTTGAAAAAGTAGATCATATCGATGTCACAGGAAAAGACCATCTGGAATTTTTTATGACCGATGGTTCGCTTATTCATCGCACCTATGCATCCACTGCCAGAAAAGATGCCTGGACACCCGAATACAAAGAAAGATACAAAAGGATAAAGCGAAGCAAAGATACCAACGGTTTAAAAAATCCGGCAACTCCTTATACAGGATTTATCAGGTGTGCCAGATGTGGCAACAGTTTTAGTGGACAAAGGAGAACTCTAAAAGACGGCACAACAGAATATTACTTGAGATGTCGAACGAAGATTAGTGAGTGTCCGTCAAACACTATTCAGGAATCGACCTTGAACGCTTTAGTCTGCGATGTTTTAGGCCTTGATGAATATAGCGAAGCGGCGATGGATGAGGCGATGGATTACTGCGAAATAGCAGATAATACCGTATCCTTCCACTTCCGTGACGACCACTTTGAAAAAAGAACCTACGAAGAAAAGAAACGGGGCACGCCTTGGAGCAAGGAGCGTCGCAAAAAAGCCTTAAAAGGCATGAAAGAATACTGGAGCGATCCTGAACACCGCAAAGAAGCAAGCGATCGCATGAAGAAAATAAGGAAGGAGAAAAAATGGTCAAGTCAGTAACAACCATACCCGCCAAGATAAATAAAAAGACGGCTATGCCCATTGACTCTCCGAGGAAAAGACGAGTCGCTGCTTATGCCCGTGTCTCCACAGACAGCGAAGAACAAGCAACAAGCTATGAAGCTCAGGTCGACTATTACACAAACTACATCAAAAATCGAAAAGACTGGGAGTTTGTCAGGGTTTATGCTGATGAGGGCATTACAGGAACGAACACCAAAGACCGTGTCGAGTTTAAGGCTATGATTAACGATGCCTTAGACGGAAAGATTGACCTCATCATCACCAAATCGGTCAGCCGTTTCGCAAGAAACACGGTGGATACTCTAACGACCGTCAGGAAACTTAAAGAGAAAAACATCGAGGTCTGGTTTGAAAAAGAAAACATTCAAACGCTCGATTCAAAAGGCGAGCTTCTCATCACGATCATGTCCTCTCTTGCCCAGGAAGAATCCAGGTCTATTTCTGAAAACTGCACCTGGGGACAAAGGAAGCGATTTGCAGATGGAAAAGTAACCGTGCCTTTTAGTCGCTTTTTAGGCTATGACCGAGGCGAAGACGGAAATCTTGTCGTAAACCCTGAAGAAGCAAAAAGCGTGAAACTTGTATATGCCCTCTTCCTTGAAGGACGATCTTGCTACGGAGTTGCTAAAGAGCTGACAGCTCGAGGGATTAAAACGCCGGGCGGCAAAGATAAGTGGAGTGCAAGAAGTGTCAAATCAATCCTGACCAACGAAAAATACAAAGGTGATGCACTTTTGCAGAAGTCTTTCACCGTTGATTTTCTGACCAAGAAGAAAAAGAAAAATGAAGGTGAAATCCCTCAGTACTATGTGAAGAATAATCACGAAGCGATCATTGAGCCTGAAACTTGGGATTTCGTTCAAACGCTCCTTGAGCATGATTACAGGAAATCAAAGAACAGCGTATCCATCTTTTCAGGGAAGCTAAAATGCGAAGACTGTGGAGACTGGTACGGTTCTAAGGTCTGGCATTCCACCAGTAAATATAAACGCACAATCTGGCAGTGCAACAGCAAGTTTAAAGAAAAATGTCAAACCCCGCACTTTACCGAGGATGAAATCAAAGACGCCTTTATGAACGCCGTGAATATTTTGATGAAAGATCGTGAGCAGATTCAAGCGAACTTTCAAGCCATAGAAACCATCGCCTACAGCACAAAAGAGCTGGAGATTGAGCGTGACAAGCTCTATGCGGAAATGGAATCCATATCGAATCTCATGGAACAGGCCATTCAAAATAACGCCAGAGTGGCCTTGGATCAGGATAAGTACAATCAGGAATTTGATGAGATGACCGAGCGGTTTAACAGTGTGAAGAAAAAATATGACACCATAAATGAAAAGATCGAAGACAAGAAAACCCGGCACATTCAGGCCGGGCGATTTATAAAAACTCTGCTGTCCGAAGACGAGATGGCAACTTTCAGCCCGCTTCTCTGGCAAAGTCTGCTTGATTATTCCAAGGTTTCAAGAGATGGAAAGCTGACCTTTATCTTCAGAAACGGGATGGAGATTTAAGGTTATTATCTTCTTGAATAAGTTTTACAAAGCAACTTATACAGGCTACTTTTTTGCCGATTTATAAGATCTCATTATTACTTCTTGGATTCTTCTTTCGCCTTTTTCTCTTCTATTTTCTTAATATAGTTATCTGCTTTTTGATGATAGTACGATTGTCGAGTTACCTTAATTCTTTCGCATAAGGCAATCGCATCATCATATCGTTTAGCTTTAATATAGAAATCTGGCAATCTGAACATCCAATGCGAGCCTTCGAAGATGGGACCCCCGTTTTGCCAGATTCTCTCCCAAAAATTAATTATCCACATCAAATCTTTGTCCTGGGCATATTTTCTGTCTGCTTCTTGTATAGCTTTAATTTGCTCATCTTGATTTCGAAGTTCTCGATAACCGTTTGGGTCGTATGATTTTATATCATCCATAAATTTTTTATTGGACTGTTCTAACCTGTTTTCTATCTCTTTGTGTTTGCTGTCTATTATTTCTTTATAATGACTCTTGTCGTCATATCCGAGCATCCAGTTTAAATCCCAAACGGTAAAATCTGTATATTTACTATGACTATGCATATATGCCACATACTCATTTTCAGAAAGTTCTTCTTCGCCAGACTTTGTCAACATATACTTTCTTTCAATACCTGCATCTAAAAGCTCAGTCTCAGAAACATTATCATAAACTCTCAAAACTAGTTCATCTTTTTTGCCTGATAGTTTTAGATTATGCTCTCTCAGAATTTCTTTAAGCTGTGTAATCGTAAGAGACTTAAGTGCCGCACCAGCAGGCCCTAACTCAATGAATCCTCTACTTTCAAGACTTCGTAGAGCGGCTCCAACGTCTCTGATTCCGTATGCGAACCACCAAAATCCTGGGTAGCCATTCTGAGGATTTGGATAAGTACCTTTTGAACAGTAATGTAGCAAAAGTATTTCACTAACAAAAAGGCCCTTTCGTGATGGAATGCTT